CCTGGGCGTTAGTCGGTCCGGTTGTCGTAATTCCTCCGGCGGTTTCGGATAAAAACACCCTCACTCCGGGACTTGCGGCGGTCTGACCGGCCAATATGCCGACGACCACAATTTCCACGATTTTCCCGGCCGTGCCTCCTTTTCCGATCACGCCGACCGCCGGACGAAAAGCGGCATCATTCGCGTCCGCCTTCCACGCATATCCGGTCGCTCCGACGATGCAGACCACGTTTCCGGTGACAAGCGTCTCGCCCGCGATCGCGGAGAACCGCGTGTTGACCTGCTTCCATGAGGCCGCCGTCACGGGGAGGGCGAACATCACCGTAAGGAAGATCGCCAGCATGAAAACTGCGAATTTTTGACCTATATTTTTTCTCATTTGTAACCTCCTGTTTTTTCGTTCATTTCTTTTCTGCCGGGGACAGATTTGAAATCTGTCCCCTTTCGGGTGGAGGTGGGGACAGATTTGAAATCTGTCCCCACCGTTCCGTTTACATCACGGCCTTGTAGCCGCTCCGGTAATCGACCAGCGCTCCGGCATACCGGTGCCGGATCTTGTAGCGGATCTGGTCGCCCAGGAACACCCGCTCGCTCTGGTAGCCATCCGCCAGGAACAGCTCCGGTTCCTCGCGGCCGTTCAGGTATCCCATCTCCACCGCGTTGGCGACGTTCGGCGGCATGATCATGCCCCAGTCGTTCACGTCGGTGAGCAGTGAAAACGGCGCCGGGGTCACTCTGCCCTTCAACGGGTTGGGGATCTTCGTCGTCAGGTCGTTCGCGGAGTAATAGAACTCCTCGTTGGCGATCTTTTCGATCGTGGCCAGGAGCGTCATGGATCCGACCAGGGCCGGTTTCACACCCGGATCGTCCAGCAGACCGAGAGGCTCTCCGGAATCCTTTTCGGTCATGTTCGCCAGCGCCAGGTACGCGATCAGCGCCGTCGCATGGGTGAGCGCCGCAGCGCCCAGATTCCCGTGACCATTGGTGAACCAGGCCGTTCCGTCGGAACAATTTTCGTTGTTGATGTATTTGTTCCAGACATATTTCGCGTGGGTTCTGCGGGTTACGCGGCTCAGGTTATCAACCATGACCAGGATAGACCGGAGATCATCGTTGATGAGGAACTTATCTGAGATCGGGAGCAAAGCGCCTTTCTTGCCCACCGTATAGGTGGCCTCCTCGTCCGTTATTGCCGAGACCGAGACATAATCTTGCGCCTCGGTATCAACATCCGGCAGATCCTCAAATCCGCCGATCAACACCGCTTCCTGCTGACGAAGGTCTTTGACCGGCTTCTTGTACGAGACAAGGAGCTCCTCGCGATATTTCATTTCCCGATATGCAGCCACCAGTCGCCGTCCCATCGTGTTCCCCAGAACGTAGGTGAACGTCGTACTGTCGATGTCCATCCGGTTGCGCAGTTCCGTCGGCAGTTTTTTCCGGTCGAACCTACCGCTGACATCCGGATCGCCGGTGAAAAAGGTATACATCTCGCGCAGTGACGAAAACGCCGGAATCTTGTCGTAATCTCCGAGATCCTGCGTGCTGCGCACGTCCCGGAAGAACGGCTGATTGTCCAGCCGCCTGTGCGTCGCCAGTGCCGTCACTTGCGCCGCCGACAACCCGAAGAGGCGATCCACCGCCATGCAGGCGCGCTCAAAGGAGCCGAGTCCGACGGTGATTCCCGAGGCCGACACCGGCGCCGGGTCCGCGGGGGTGTTGATCTTCGCGAGATAATCCTTCTCGTCGGCGATTGCCCGGCTGAGGTCCTCATCCTTGAAAACCTTCCCGGCATAATTCGCCCGGATCCGCTTCTGGGCGATTTCCGGCATCTCGCTTGCCGAGAGCGCCCGGTCGAGGGACATCCCGCACCGCAGGATTGCCAGTTCCTCTTTTAGAGCGAGCGTCGCCGGATCCGGCGCGCCGCCTCCCGCTGCCGGGGCTTCCATCGCCATCCGGGCCAGTGTCTCCACCTCCGCGTCGGTGATCTTCTCCAACTCCTTTCCGACGAGGAGGTCCGGCCGCTTTTCCTGAATCATTTTCCAAAGCTTTTCCTTCATTTGATCCTCCTGTTTCTGGGCCGGCATGGACGCCACTGCCCGGTTAAATTTCCCGCCCGCTGCGGGTCTCGTTACGATATCCACACTGTCGGCAGCGATGAACTTGAGCACCTTGAACACCGGCTTGCCGTCGACCACGTCCTTCTTCGCCCGGACGGGGCAGTCATAGCTGAGGCCATAGACCGCCTTGCCGTCCTTCATGGCGGCCATGAGGTTTTGCCCCAGCCACTTGGCCGTATTGAGGAAATGGAGCACGCCGTGGAGCCCGACTCCGGCGGCGTGTTTAACGCCGTCGATCCATCCAACCTTGTTTTTGACCAGGAGCGTTTTCAGATCGAAGAGCGGATCCGGCAGGTGACTCGCCCCCTGGGGCAACTCGTAGAGATTCACATCCACGTTTTCAAAGAGTTTCCCGTCGGCCGCGGCGCGGAGCGCTTCATCCGGGATGAACCAGCCGTTTTTCGTGTGCCCCGGCTCGCAGATCGTCACGTCCCAGGAGGAGCCCTCCGGATCCTTGGCCGCGCCCAGGCGCATGAGGAGCTCGACGCCCTCGTCCGTTTCGGCCTGCGCGGAGCGGGTTTCCACCCACTGCTGCTCGACCTCGACGGGGGTGTCGCCGAGCTTCACTTCGCCGTCCAGGATCGACCAGGCGAGGCGGAAAAGTTTCGCGTCGCTTTCGTAGATCAAATAGGACGGAAAGACATCGCGGAGAAAAGCCTTTGCCGGCGCGCACGGGTCGTTATTACCATCGGGAGGAAACCGCTTGCGGATCGCCTCCCAGAGCATGTCCCGGATCCGATCCAGGGAGAGGTCCTGGGCGGCCTTCGCCCGCCCTTCTCCCACCTTGTGTTTTTTCTCCATCGCGGCCAGGCGCTTATCGATCGCCTTCTGATCCGCTTCGGAATACTTGGCTTTATTTTCCGCCTTTCCCCAATAGGCCGCCGCCGCGCGGGTCTGCTCCGCATCGGGGCAGGGATAGGCGTAATTGACCGGATCCAGCCACTCCCCGTCGGGCACACTTGCCCACTGGTCCGGCTTCGTCACGTTCCCGTCATCCCGGACGGTGATCCCGTATTCCTTCGATCGGGCCGCCTGGGCCTTTTTCGCATCCATAACGCCTCCTTGCCTGGCCGGTTATTCCTTGGCAGCGCCCGCGATGGGTTTCCGTTTCGGCTTCGGATTGATCCCCGTCACGGCGATCGGGTCCAACGGCGCAACCTTATCGCCGGTCTTGTAGCGAACCTTTTTCCCGCCGTTGGTCACGACAACCGCCTCGCCGGTGACCTTGTCTATCCGGCTCGCAAAGATATACTTTGGATCTATCCCGTATGCCTTGCACGCCTCGACGATCAATTCATCGCCGCCCTTCGCTTTTTCCTTTCCTTCCATGATGAAACCTCCTTTTTTTGTGGTTGGGATAATGGGGACAGATTTCAAATCTGTCCCCATTATCCTGTGGTCACGCCGCCCGGCGGCCTTCTTCGATTCCGACGCCTTCCCAACCGGCCATGTACGGCACGGTGTAGCAACTGCAATTGATCGTGTTCTTCGCCGATCCCGCCGGATCCCGCGGGTACATCAGTTTTTCCCCGCCGACATCGAACGGCTTGTCAACGTCTCGGATCTGGCCGACGGCCGCAAGGTGCGAGGGGCGCGGCATCCTGACGTTTTGCCCGTGAAACCATTGTTTCTGGAGGCCGGGGACCAGTTTCCCCGCTTCCATCAATCGCGCCTGCGATGCCGCCTCGAGGACGCGGCCCGCCTCCGTCCTGGTGATCGTTTCCGCCCGCGCAGCGATGCTCGTGAAGATCGATTTGTCCTTCAGGTTTCTCCCCACCGCCTCCATAACCTCGAACGGGGTTTTCTGGCCCATGAGTCCCATCGTGATTTCAGTATTGATCCGGAGTGCCGCGTCTCTCGTGAGGCCCTTGACCAGGTCCGCGCCGTAGCCCTGCATGATGCCGAGGACCGTCGTGTCGATCGCCGGGAACGCCGCATAGACGCCGACCTCGCGTAGCGGCGCATCCACGATGTTGATCCCGTCCTCCCAGAAGGAGCGCTGCGCCTCCCGGAGATCCACACCGTAGCGGTCCCCGAACTGCTGCAGCGCCCGGTCGATCGCGTTTTTGAATTCCGGCAGTCGATAAGCCTGCCATTCCGTCGAGGCGACCGTCGCGGCGACGTCCTTCCGGGCATCGGCCAGAAGTGTAATGACCTTTTTCACCTCGGCATTCTCCAGGTTCTGCGCCCGCGCGATCAGTTCCTTGACCTTCCGGTCGAAGGCGATTTCTTTTTTACTGCGTGGCATTTCCGCCTCCGGGGCCGCTCAATAGTTTTTCTTTCAGTAGTTTTTCGTAATCCACCGTGTTGTCCGGCGGCGCCGCAGCGGCCGCATCGATCTGCGTCTGCGGGTCGATCTCGTAGCCCAAATAGCTGGCGAAGAAGCAGAAGAGCCGCGTCGATTCGTCCGGCGTGATCCACTTGTTCGTCTGTGCGATCGTGAGCGCCGTGGTAAGTTGCGGCACGCCGTTGACCAGTTTCGTCAGGTCTTTCTTTGATACCTCCGGCATCTCCGCCCGGCAACCCGCCTTCGCCTTCTCCTCGTTCAGTCGCCCGTGAACCACCGCCTGATCGAGTACGAACCGGCCGATCTCCTCCAGGTTGCACTGATGCATATAACTGCGCGATTCAAGATCGGCGATCGGCACCTGGCCGAACTGTTCCGCCTCGGTCTGATAGGCTTTTCCGCCCTCGCCGAACCAGGACGACGGCCGCCCGGCGCCGCCCATGACAATCGCTTTGCCCATGTCGAACCCGCCCTTGAAATCGGCGGCTTTGATGTCCGGGGAGACGGCGTCCCATTCGACGTTTTCATTATGCGCCCGCAGAGATCCAGGTTCCGGCGGCGGGTTGTCCCGGAGCCAGTCGCGGATCTGGTCCGCGTTCATCCCTTTCAGCGTCACGTCCCAAACAAAATTCAGCAGGAATTCCGCGCGCTCCAGGTAGTTGAACCCGTACCGCTCGAGGCCGTCGATCCAGTCGAAAAGCGTCAGGAAGTCGCTTCGCCCGCGCGGGGAATTCGGCGGAGCATTGATCCGCCAGAAGAAACATTCGCCGTCCAGGCGGCCGAACGCCTTGCTCTTGATGTCCGCACTTTCGCGGACGATATTCAGTTTCCGGGTTGAAAGACCCGCGCGGCCGCGCAGCTCGATCAGTATGTGCTCCTCGATGTTCTCCGGGTTCACCAACACGTCGACGATATCGGAGGGGTCCTCATAGGCCAGCGTCACGGCGCCGTTGTAGGGGTTGACGGTGGCCGGCCAGACCTGCTCGCCCAGGAGCGAAAGCCACATCGCCCGATCCGGATATCGAAGGGATAGTTTGTTTTTCTGCTGGAACACATCGAGGATCTCCTGGACGTCCGGCTCTTCCGAGGTCAGCTTGACCTGGCCGTTGAAGATGAAAGATTTGTCCATGACCGCCAGGCGGCGCATCATCAGGCTGTTGTC